CCTATCTATTTAGATGAAACAGACATCATAGCTGTTACAGCTGGAGCTGCAAACGATTTAGCTTTTCATGTTTCATACGTAGAGATGGTAGATTAATTTTAAGGAGGAAAGATAATTAATGCCTAGAATAATTAAACCAGCAGTAGGAAGTTTTACAGCATCAAACATCACAGTTGATTCATCTGGAAGAATTGTAGCTGCGAGTTCTGGCGCTGGTGCAGCCAACATGGTAAAAACTTTTGCTCGTGGAACAGCTGAAACTGCTACTTTTACTGCTCAACCAACTACAACTAAACTTCACTTGTACATGAGTGGAGGCGGTGGCGGCGGTGGCGGCGGAGTTCCCGCTGGATCTGGAAGAGACGGTGGAATGGGTGGATTTGGTTTTTTTAATGTGCCCGTATCTCAACCTTTTTCTGTTCCTTACACAATAGGTGCAGGAGGCGCTGGAGGGACAAATACAAATACCGGAAATGTTGGGAGTGCAGGGCAAGCATCAAGCTTTAATACTAATTTAGTTGCTAATGGTGGAGCTGGTGGACAAAAACATAATGCTAGTCCAGAAGTAGGAGCTTCTGGAACGTTACAAAACCACACCATTGCCTATATTAATGGTGACACTATGGCTGAAATTAGTGGAGAGCATTATTTTCACGAAGCAAAATTAGTTCAAGAAGAAAGAAACCCATCAACAAACGCTATGGCTAATATGATTATGGCTAGAGGTCCGCAAAGTGGTGGAAACAACCCAGCTTTTTTAGGTTTAACGGGGATAAAGGTGTCAGGAACAGCTGGTAGAGCAGGACATGGACCGCAATTTTCATCACCTTTTAGTCCATTAGAGGGAAATGATGGCGGTGTTGTTATTTATGAGGATATAGGTTAATATAATGGCTTATTTAGTTTTTCAAGCTAACGTAACTAAAACCGAAAGCAGTTTTCTTAGAGCCGGAAAAACAGATGGTGATTTAGAAATAATTCACCAAGGACATCCTGAACAAGTTTCTGTGGTCAATATAACAGATGAAGAATATGATGCTTTTTTAAATGGTTCTAAAGAATTAGTGGTGAATGATGAAAATTGTTCATTTGTTGATTATGGGGAGGAGGGTCAATTAGAATCTCAAGAAAAAATGCAAACCCAAATAGATCAATATAAAGAACGATTAGTAAAATACGTAAACAGAAAATCAAATCATTCTCAAATAGGTAAAATAACAAGTGCCCTTGATTTTGTAACTAATTTAGATGCATCAAGTTTCACATATCCAACAGATAGTCTTAACGCTATATGTAGAGCAGCTGGTAAGTATGTTAACTTTAAATGTTTATAAAAAACTTTACTTATTAAAATAAAGATATATATTTTAATCTAGAACTATGAAAGATAATATAATAGAATTTTTGTATCCTAAAAACACTAAACCTATTCTTGAAAACACTCTTCCAATAAAAGCAGTTCAAAATATACCGGAGTGGTTTAAAAACTTAAAACACGACTATAAACTAAGAACTATAAAAGGTTGTATTCCTGTTTTAGATTCTTTATCCGCTGGATATATTTTAAGAATGCCACAAGATTTTTATGTTCATCATAATTTTACAAACGGCGATAAAAAAGATTCTGCTTTTAAATTTTCGTATGGAGATTACAATGAATATATATATGATTTAAATTTAAACTTAAATAGAAATGATTCTCTTACACACAATATAGACCAATTAGGTGGAAAAAAAGGAGGATGTCCTTTTGTTGAAAAAAATAGTAATTTAAATCTTTATAAAATAGCTAATCCTTTTAGAATTAAAACACCTCCAGGATACTCGTGTTTATTTATACCTCCTTTAAATAATAGAGATGATAGATTTGAAATTATATCTGGAATAGTTGACACAGACACTTTTCCTAATTACGTTAATTTCCCAATTATATTAAATGGTGATAAATACCCTGTTTTAGAAACAATTATTGAACAAGGAACTCCATACGTTCAAATAATACCATTTAAAAGACAAAGTTGGAAAATGGAAGTAAAAGAGGACCCACAAGAAAAAGGAGTTAGTGAACTATCTATATTAGGTAAATTAACTTATGTATACAAGAATTTTTTTTGGAGTAAAAAATCGTGGAAATAGATAAATTTATTAAAATATATGATGAAGGTTTTAAAATTGAAAGAGTAGCTAGTTTAGTAAAATATGCCTCTAATAAATTAAAATTTAAAGATTCAGCAATTATAGGAGATGGAAAAAAAAGTAAAATACAAAAAAATATTAGAAACACAGAGGCATATAGTTTAGATGATAACGATGGTAGTTTAAGCACGATGCACTGGGGTCATTATGTGCGTCATGTGATTTCTAATTTATTTCATAAATACAATAAAGAATTTACCACTGAAGCCACGCTTATAGCATCAGTAGAAATTTTAAAATATGAAAAAGGTGGTTTTTATACTATTCATTCAGATCATTGCGCTTCAATTCCTAGAACTTTAAGTGTGATTATATTTTTAAATAATGATTATGAAGGTGGAGAATTAAATTTCCATGATCCTATTACTGAAGAAATATATCAAACAATAGAACCATCACCCGGTAGATGTGTAATATGGCCATCTAATTTTATATACCCACATTCTGTATCACCGGTTACGAAAGGAACGCGTTATGCGATTGTATCATGGCTGACTTAAATTGGAAATATAAAATAATACCTAAACTTTTTAATAAAAGTGAACTAAAAATTGCTCATGAGTATTGTATACAAAGACATATGACAAATACAAATAGTTTTGATGAAGTGCAAAATAATTGTGGTGATACTAGGTTTTATAAAGACTCTTTAATGCAAGTGTTTTTAAAAAGTAAAAAGAAAATATTAGAAAAAAATATTAATTTACAATTACACGAAACATATACTTTTTGGAGATGTTATACTTATGGTGCTGATTTAAAAAAGCATAAAGATAGACCTTCTTGTGAAATTAGTGTGACTGTTTTTATTGGATCAGATGGAAAACATGATTGGCCAATTTATATGGATGGTAAAAAAATTGATTTGAAACCAGGAGATGGTGTTATATATAGAGGTTGTGATATAGATCATTGGCGAGAACCTTATGAAGGAGATTATCACATGCAAGTTTTTTTGCATTATGTTGACGCCAATGGAAAATACGCAAATCATAAAGGAGATAATATAAATGAAAATTATGCAAAATAAAAAAGATGGCTCTGGCCGTATTGTGTTTACTGATGAAGAAATAGAAATACTAAATGATAAAGGATATTTTGAAATAACTGCTCTTAGTTTAAAACAAATTGGCAATCATCTAGTAAAATTAGCTGCTGAAATTCATGAGTATCTGCCTGAAGAAACTCTTAGTGTTAAGTCTTTTGAACATGAACACATTAAATTAGAAGAAAAATAATCCATAGATTTTAATAAAAATCTATAATATAGTCCTGATATGCTACAAAAAATAGGATTTCAGCCAGGTATAAATAAACAAATATCCGAGACCACAGCAGAAGGTCAATGGGTAGATTGTGATAATGTTAGATTTAGATATGGTACACCTGAAAAAATAGGTGGTTGGAATCAATTAGGTGGCACAGGATCTAACGAATTAACAGGTGCAGGTCGAGGACTTCATCAATTTATAAATAGTTTATCAAGAAAATATTCAATCATAGGAACTAACAGAATATTATATGCTTTTTCTGGTGGAGTATTTTATGATATACATCCAATTAAATCCACAACAACGTTGACAAGTGCATTTACCACGACCAATGGATCACCAACCGTTACAATAACTTTTAGCACATCTCATGGTATAGGCCCACAAGACATTATACTACTAGATAATTTCTCTACAATTACAAATTCTAATTTTGGTTCTTCTGATTTTGATGATAAAAAATTTATGGTCACAACGGTTCCAAATGCAACAACTATCACAATCACGATGCCATCAAATGAATCAGGATCCGGTGCAACAACTTCAGGCGGTATACGAGTCCAACATTATTATCCTGTTGGACCAGCGGTGCAAGCAAAAGGTTTTGGTTGGGGTTTAGGATCTTGGAGTGGTGAGGATACATCTGCAAGAACTACAACTTTAAATGGAGCTTTGTTAGATGACACTGCAGGGACAGGTGGATCAGGAACATCTATCACTTTAACTGATGCTTCACAATTTCCAAGTTCAGGTACAAACTTTATTCAAGTAGGTAATGAAGAAATTTCTTATACAGGAGTTTCTGGAAACGATTTAACAGGTATTACAAGAGCCGTTAGAAATTCTACCAGATCAGGACACTCTGATGGTGCCACGGTCACAGACTCGTCCGAGTTTGTTGCATGGGGTGAGGCAGCATCTGGTGACTTAGTATTAGAACCAGGTATGTGGTCTATTGATAATTTTGGTGACAAAGCAATTTGTTTAATACATGATAGTGCTGTATTTGAATGGAACTCGGCGTTATCAAACGCTACCGAAACTAGAGCTGTAATTATAACCGGTGCACCTACTGCATCGAGACATATGGTTGTATCTACACCAGATCGTCACTTAGTATTCTATGGCACAGAAACAACTATTGGAGATACATCTACACAAGATGATATGTTTATTAGATTCTCTGATCAAGAAGATATTAATACATACACACCTACAGCAACTAATACAGCTGGCACACAAAGACTAGCTGACGGGT